ATAATGGATAAAAATAGTTACATTTATTCGCTCCCATCACCTGAGTACACATTGTTAAAAGATTATCAACAAAAAGAAATACTAAAGATAATTGACAGTGCTGAAAATGAAGCATGGGCTAAAACAAGAGAAGCTTTTCCTGAGATAGACGAGACAGTACTTAGAGGTAAACTATTCGACGCTGAGGGCTTTGTTAAATATAAAGCAGACAGGGAAAAAGTACTACAGAATATCTTAGACTATTAAAGTCCCCGTCTTAGAAGAATCAATTTAGAGGAAACACATGGCAAACAGTTTTGTAAGGTACACAGGTGATGGCAGCACAGCTACCTATTCTGTACCTTTTAGCTATAGGGCACAAGAAGATGTCTCTATTACTATAGATGGTGTTGTAACTACAGCATTTACATGGAATGGTGCTGGTACACAGGTTACATTTACCACAGCTCCAGCTTCCTCTACAGCTATAGAAATCCGTAGAACCACAAGTCAGGGCACAAAGCTCGTAGATTATGCGTCAGGTTCAGTACTAACAGAATCAGATTTAGACACGGATAGTGACCAAGCGTTCTTTATGTCTCAAGAGGCTATTGATGACGCTGGTGACGTAATTAAGTTATCTAACGCTAACTTTCAATGGGACACACAGAATAAACGTTTAACTAACGTAGCTGACCCAACATCAGCTCAAGACGCAGCTACTAAGAATTATTTAGAAACCACATGGCTATCAGCTAGTGATAAAGCCAATATTAACACTGTGTCAGGAATAGCCAGTGCTGTAAGCACAGTATCAGGTAACACTACTAATGTTAATACTGTAGCGGGCATATCCAGCAACGTTACAACAACAGCTGGGATTGCTGGTAATATTACCACAACAGCTGGTATCAGCTCAGACGTTACTTCTGTAGCAACTAATGCTAGTAATGTAACAACAACAGCGGGTTCAATAAGCAACGTAAACACAGTAGCTGGTAACATAGCTAATGTAAACACTGTTGCTACTAATATTAGTGACGTAGTTACTGTTGCTAACGACCTTAATGAAGCTATATCCGAAATAGAAACAGCGGCTAATGACCTTAATGAAACTACTTCAGAAATAGATGTAGTAGCTACTAATATTGCTAACGTTAATACTGTTGGTGGAAACATCACAAACGTTAATGCTGTAGCTGGTGAATTGTTGTTTACAGATGATTTAGGCTCAATAACAGGGGCTATAACTACAGGCACAGGAAATGACATAAACACTGTAGCTGGTGGTCTTACTGACGTAACCACAGTAGCTTCTAGTATAAACAATGTTAACACTACAGCTGGAGCAATAGCTAATGTAAACACAGTAGCTGGTATATCTTCAGATGTAACAACAGTTTCAAGTAATGCTTCAAATGTAACAACAGTGGCTGGTATATCATCTGCTGTATCTACTGTAGCAGCTGATGGTACAGATATTGGCGTAGTCGCTGGAGCTGTTACTAATGTTAATAATGTTGGTGGTAGTATTGCTAATGTAAACACAGTAGCTGGTATATCCAGTGATGTAAGCACAGTAGCAGCTGATGGTACAGATATAGGAACTGTCGCAACTGATATTGCAAACGTAAATACCACAGCTGGTGCAATAGCTAATGTCAATACCACAGCTGGAGCAATAGCTAATGTAAACACAGTGGCTGGAATTAGTAGTGACGTTACTTCTGTGGCGGGAATTAGCTCAAACGTAACAGCGGTAGCTAATGATTCAACTGACATAGGAACAGTAGCTTCTGATATTGCTAATGTTAATACAACAGCTGGAGCAATAGCTAATGTAAATACTGTAGCTTCTAATATTGCTGGTGTTAACAGTTTTGCAGACAGATACAGAATAGGTTCGTCTGACCCAACATCTAGTTTAGATGAAGGTGATTTAGCGTACAACAGTACAGATAATGCTCTTAAATATTACAATGGTTCATCTTGGGCTAGTATAAGTGCTGGTCTTACAGATATTGTTGGAGATGTTACACCACAACTAGGTGGTAACTTAGATTTAAACTCTAATAATATTAGCGGTACAGGTAGTATATCTTGTAGTGGTAATGTAGGTATTGGTACAACTTCTCCTTCTGAAGAACTACATATTTCAAAAAGCTCAGATGTTAGAATTGCATTAGAAAATACTTCTAATCGTAGATACGATATAATTTCAGGCGATTCAGGAGAGTTTAGAATTTTTGATACTGCTGTTGGAGAACGTATACGTATCGACAACAATGGTAATGTAGGTATAGGTACAAGTAATCCTACTGCAAAATTAACAGTATCAGGGGATTTAGTAGTAGAAACTATTGATGGAACTAATTTACAAATTGACTTTGGAGGCTTAACTTAATGGCAAAACTATTACAACACAGAGGTGGCACAACCTCAGAACATTCATCATTTACAGGTGCAGTAAGAGAAGTTACTGTTGATACCGATTTAAAAACATTAAGAGTACATGATGGCTCTACTGCTGGTGGTACACAACTAGCAAGATTATCAGATGTAACTGGTACAACTTCTGTTGGTACACTTTCATCTTTAACAGTAAGTGGAGACGCAACTTTTGATACATCTACATTAAAAGTAGATTCTACAAACAATAGAGTAGGTATAGGAACTGCAAGTCCAGCACACGATTTGGTTGTAACAAGTGCTAGTGGTGACGCAACATTACAAATTTTATGCCCTACTACTTCTGATAGCTCACAAATATTCTTTGGTGATACTGGTGATGAAAACATAGGTGTATTACATTATGACCATAGTCTTAATGCTTTTAGATTCAATGTTAATAATGGCGAAGAAATGAGACTAGAATCTGATGGCGACTTACATGTAGATGGAGATGTCATTGCTTTTTCAACTACAGTTTCTGATGTTGCACTTAAAACAGATATACAAATGATACCTAATGCACTAGATAAAATTGATGAAGTCAGAGGTGTTACATTTACAAGACACAATGGACAAAAATCTGCTGGTATCATTGCACAAGAATTAGAAAAAGTTTTACCTGAGGCGGTTAGAGAAAAAGAACTTAAACTTGTAGATGGTAAAAAATATAAAACAGTAGAGTATGATGCAATTCATGGTTTACTAATTAACTGTATTAAAGAACTCAAAGAGCAAATTAAGGAGTTAAAGAATGGCTTTACAAAGTAGTGGTCAAATATCTTTAAGTCAAATAGCTACAGAATTTGGTGGCTCTGCACCTCACAGTTTATCTGAATACTATGGTAATGGTAATGCACCAGCTAGTGGTGAGATACAACTAGCAGCAGATTTTTATGGAACATCAAATAACATTTCCCTTTCAACTACAATAAATATCGGTCAACAAACACTTAAAGCTGGAATAGTAAACAAAGGATTTATAAGCTCACAAGGAAGAACTGTAGGTACAACTAATGATAATGCTAATGGAACAACAACTACAATTGGAAGTATCGGCAATAACAGTTATGGTTCTGGTGTTGTAGAGGCACTATATGTTACTGAGGGTACAACTGTAGGCGGACATATGCACTTTGAAATATCAACCTCTCAAAGTAATTGGTCATCTATTACTGTAAATGGAAATACTTATTATCGTGTATCTTTTTCTAATGATGCTAATCAACTTTTTACAATAAGTGTAGGTGGTCAAAATCAAACAGGCAACGTATTTGGTAGTAGTGGCACAATAAACTTTTCAATAAACGCATAGGGAAAATAATGGCATATACATTTACAGAAAAAACATTTACAACAGGTTCTACATTCGATTCTTTGTATACAGATAGTCTTGGTTCTTTTGAAAATGGAACAGTAGTTTTTAATAATTCAGATACTGCTGATGAGAAAAAAGAATTTTTAATAAATTTAATGTGTAATCAAAATTATCATAATATGAAAAATATAGAAGTAGCTAAAGATGGTGTAGTTTGTATGTGGATTCAAGGCAAATTTATAGACAATATTTTTACATGGGAAAATGTAATGGTTGGTAAAATAAATAATAGTAAAGCATGGACATATACAAATGAATTTCATCAAGCACATAAAGATTGGATTCAATCAATAGGCGGTACTAAGTTTGCACTTGAATGTGTAAAAGGAGCTGAAATAGATACTTATTTTACACAAGGAACTACTGATGGAGTTTGTTTAGGCTCTTTAACTATAGAAGATTTAGCATACATAGGCTCTGAAGATTATACAAGTAACTTACCAACTATGAAAAGAATGACATGGGAATACTAATGTGGCACTTACATTATTATTTGGAGTTTACTTCTTACTAGCATTATATTCTTTTGTAGCATTATCTTGGTTACAACTTCTATACACATACATACTTTTTTATTTTCTACTAGAGTTTGTAATGAGTTTGTTTATACACAGATGGGCTACACATAATCTATGGAATCCACCAGTATGGTTTCAAAACATAATGAGTGTAGTATCTATGACTGCATTAATTGGAACACCAATATCTTATGCAGCATGGCATAGAAATCATCATAAACATTTTGATACTAATAAAGACCCTCATAGTCCTAAGTACAAAAACTGGTTTAATATTATATTTAGAACACATGAACAAGAATCTAATATTAAACTTGTTACAGATAGGCTAAGAAATAAATGGCAATTATATTTAACTAAATATGAAACAACGTTGGTTTACGTGTTCAATGCTATTCTTTTCTTAGTCCTACCTATTGAATGGTTTTTAATTTGGGTAACAGCAGTAGCTATGACTACATTTTGGGTAATGTCAGTTACAGGTATTATGTGTCATCTAGGTAAAGTAAAAGATGTACCTTATATGTACCCATTTGCATTTTCAGAATCATTTCATAAACAACATCACATAGAACCTAAATTAAAACATTGTAAGTTTGACCCTTGGGTTTGGATAATTAATAAACTGAGGTGGACATGAACCATGCAAGAGGTGTGCAATTACTAGCATTAATAAATCATATAATAGCTATAGCTGGTTGTATTTATTATCCTCAATATATTATATATGGATTAATAGCTTGGGGTGTAGTAAATATATTTTCAACTAATATAGCTTTACACAGATTTATGTGTCACAGAAGTTTTGAAACAACACCTATAAAAGAAAAGATTTTAAAATATCTTACAGTAATATCAGCGTTTGGTAGTCCTTTATCTTGGGCTGCTATGCACAGATACCACCACAAACATTCTGGAAGTTTAGAAGATAATGAGTCACCTAAAAATATAGGTTACATAAGAGCGTGGCTGACTTTATATGACCCAATTATTGTTCCTAAAACAATGGTAAAAGATATTTTAAAAGATAAAGATTATATGTTTATAACTAAACATTATTGGTTTTTATTGTTTAGTTGGATATTTGTTTTATATTTAATAGACCCTCTATTAGGAATATTTGCTTTTAGCTTTCCAGCAGCATGTATATATCAAGCAGCTGGTGCATTTGCAGTAATACCACATTGTAAATATTTTGGATATAAAGTTGTTGAATCAAGAAGAGACTGCACTGCAGTTAATTCACCTTTAACAAGTTTAGTTAGTTGGGGTGAAGGATGGCATAACTACCATCACACAATATCAAAAGATTATAGACATGGACACAAGTGGTGGGAGTTAGACCCTTCTGCATGGATAATTGAAAGGTTGTTTTTAAAATGAGACAACATCATAAAATGTTAGCAATTCAATTTGTTATTCAAATAACAGCTATAATTGGTTTAATTTATTATCCATTTAGCTGGTCTTTGTTATTAGGTCTTATTGTTTTTCCTTTAATTTGTTTATGTTGTTATTATCATAGATACTGTTCTCACAATTCTTTTAAAACTTCTATAGAAATAGAAACAGTGGTTCATTATCTAAGCATTTTATTAATGCAAGGGTCAGCTATCTTGTGGGCAAGTAACCACATTACACACCATAAACATTCAGATAAAGAAGGAGACCCACACCCAGCGTCTGAAGGATGGAAGACATGGTTTTGGTGGGATACATATAATAATTCTAAATTAAATGCTTTTAAAGTAAAAAAGATGTTAAAAAATCCGCTGTATAAATATACGCATAATAATTATTTTAAATTGTATTTTATTATGATGGCTACGTTAATTTTTATTAGCCCACAATTTACTGTTTATTTTGTTTTATTACCTGTTATGTATACATTTCATGCTACTAGTATTGTAAATGTATTAACACATAAATATGGATACAGAAATTTTAATACACCTGATAAATCAACTAATTTACCATTACCTATGTTTGACTGTTTACATAACAATCACCATAAATATCCTAATAGGTATAACACAAAAATTAAATGGTACGAATTTGATATACCCGCATTTTTAATTAAAAACGTTTTGGAGAGACCATGAAAGTTACATTAGAACAGTTAGCGGAAAAGCTAGACCGACTAGAGACAAAAGTAGAGTCACTACAAGCAGATGTAGCTAAAGGTAAAGGAGCAGTAAGCCTTCTTATGTGGTTAGGTGGTGTAGCTGCTATTATAATAGGATATTTTTGGGGTGATAAATGATACCTTTTGAAGTAATTACTATGCTGGGCTCAGGTCTTTTAACAGGTGTTCTTAGTCTGTGGTCAGCTAAACAAAAAGACAATGCAGACCAACAAAAGTTTTTAATACAACGTGCTGAAGTAGACAGAGCAGCTATACAGGACGCACGTAATCACGGTGGACACTTTCAAAGTGTAACCCGTAGATGGATGGCATTATTAGCAGTATTCTTTGTTATATGTTTACCAAAGCTAGCCGTCTTTATAGACCCATCTATTGCTGTACATCTTATGTACTTAGAGCAAGTTAAAGAAGGGTGGTGGATATTTGGCTATACACAAGAGGTCACAACGTTTACTGGTCTTTCAGGCATAGTTATAACTAACGCTGATACACACTTTTTAGCGGCAGTATCAGGATTTTATTTTGGTTCAGCGGCGGTGCGTAGATGAATAAATTATATTTAACTTTAATTATACTAAGTGTTTTTATATTAGCTTATGGCATAGAAAATGCTATGTCAGACGTCACTTCCAGTGGGAGTACGGCTAATACTTTAAGTAATTCTGCTGGAAATAATACAGCTATTACGGGTGGGTACGAAAGTGCTACTACATATCAGTCGGGCTCTTCTAGTAATACTACAAACAACTCAACTACAAATAACTCATCAAACCAAGAGACCGCAGTCGCCCCCGCAAACGCTCCCGCAATGTCTATATATGGGCAAGATTCGTGTACAATTCCGTTGTCACTTGGAATGACCGTCATAGGCTTTAGCACTAGTATGGGAACATATTACACAGATTTAAGATGTGAAAAACGCAAAAAAATAAAGCTTTTAAATGCCCTTTCTATGAAAGTAGCGGCGATTGCACTTGCATGTTCAGACAAAGATGTGTGGATTGCTATGAAAAACGCTGGGACAATATGTCCTGTGGATGGATTAATTGGAAAAGATGCTGAAAAAC